GGAGCAACAAAGCCAGATGAAGCAAAACATCCAGTAGTAATAACAGCGGGCCCATTGATGACAACGCTAGAACCAGTCCATTGCAACGTAATGAAAAATTTCATACCGACGCATTCTTTCGGAAAAGAAATGCCGGCTCCGGAATAGGGTTGAATGGGGACGAAAGTCGATAATGGCGAACTAATGGGACTGGCTAATGGAGCAGCATTTGTCCACGGGTCAATTGCAGCCTGAAAGTAAGAAGAAAAGATTGAACGATTTGTGGAGTATTTTGGGAAATACAGTTCCAGATCATATGTGATCCAGAGCTCACCCATTTTACGGCCTGCAACATCCTGACCTCCTGAGGCAATGGTGAAGTTGCATAAATCGTAAAGGCGCGCATCACCCTCAGAAACATTTTCAGTACGCACATATAGCAGATCAGTTCCTAAAGAGGACCTGGCACACTCTATCGGGTGAACTAAGTTTTCAGATGGTTTGGAAGATGATGCATACTCTGAGTTTTCCATTTCTTTCTTACTCGAAAACGGATTATCAAGTGAATTGTATTGAGACGCCATTGCGACATAACCTAAATATGGGTTTGCAACACCAATGGGAGAGCTTAAACTTACATACTCTAAGACAGCACCCATCATTCTGTATTTAGTAAACTGTTTAGCAACGGGCGACATCCAAGGAAAGCTTTGTATTAAGCCGGGGTTAATGTTAAAACGCACCGCCTTGAAATCAATTGAGGAGTCGATATCCTGCAAGTATTCACGGTGACTAATGCGGAAATAATCTTTCCCATTTCTCAGCATCGGAACAACATTGCCATTGGCGCCTTCAGTGGCGGCCGCAAGCATAGAATTTGACGTTAAATTGTAATCGCCAAACCCTGTTAAAAGTCCGATGCCGTGGAGAAGGGCTTTGGTTCCTACATGGAAAGCAAGATCCTTAGCATAATCCCACCATTCACTGTTATCATCTTTCTTCTTGTTATTTTTGGGTTTTTGTTGCACTAAAGCATTATTATATTGTTTCTTGGAATTCTGAAATCTCTGCTTAGTGATCTGTGGGGTAGGTAGTGCAAGTTGTGCACTACTACCTAAATTTCTGGATTTCTTCATGTTTTGAGGGGGAGGAACATTAAGTATCCTCTGTTTCTTAGGACGTTAATTGTTTTGTTGAGCGTTGGACATAAACCTTATTATGAGAAACTACGACGTTTTCTGTGTGCCCCATGCATAGGCATTTTTATCTTACAGTTGCATGTACTATATACAATGAATTATCCGAGTGTGTTGGTGAAGGTTTGGGAATTTGTCCAGATTTTGTAACCACGTGACGAACAAGGAGGGAACACGAAGTCACGCGAGGGCAAATTCACACCATAACGATAATAATAATCAACACAATCGGGATGACACAGTGTCGTGAAATTTAATAGAGAAATAGGGCGGAGATCAGTCATGCTGTCAATGGTTGCCTCCCAATTGAGCTGCATGTCTATAGATATGCCGAACTTACGTTCAACTAAAAGACGGGTTTTATAATCAATTTTCTTGCTATACATACTCTCCCGAATTTGAGACCGCGTCTCTTTAATTAAATTTTTATCCCATAAACTATTTATCTGTTTGTCCTCAACCTGACGTAAATAGTCCTCATCAATATCTGAGGTCACCCTTAAGCCATATAACGCTAAATTTTTCAAGATGGGGCAACCAGGGTATTGGTAAAGCAAAGACAAAGCTTTACTACGCAGCAGTGCACGCAGTTTCTTAGGGCGAGCATTAAGGTACTGATCAGTTGTATAACCGAAAGACATTAAAACTGACATAGGGTCAGTCACATTATCTTGGGCTTCTACATCAAATATCATACCACAAAAGCTTGCTTCTGAGAAAGTGGGTGGAATCTCAATTTTTATTTTTCCCCCGAGATCTGAATAATCAGCTGCGGAGGGGGCACGACGATCATACCACACTACGCCGTCGTCACCTTCAAATGCTCCTTCAATATGTATATTACCTGCTTCTTCCATAAGGAACATTGTTAAAAGTAAATTCATTATACCATTCCCGCCGGAGGTATTCATTTCACCAGACATTCGTCTAGCCTGAATTTCATAAAGAAAATCATCAAATCTGATCATGTTTTTCTCACGCAAAATTTTAATTAAATCCATGATGTATTGTTTGTTGGGGTTGAACTCGAGAAACCAACTATAAACCTGATGCTCAATAACCATCAAGTCACGTACGAAAGTGGCCTCAAAAGAGGTGAAATCAGTGCAGAAAACATTTGGTTTATGAGAAAATTTTTCCATAAGCCATGCCGGTCTGTTGCAGACTGGGACCTTCTTAATGAAAAATTTCGAATTAAAGATTTTCTCATCAAATTTTTTGAAAAATGGCCCAACGGCGCATTTATATCTGTCACTTCGGGAATGAATGCCTCTAAAATGTTTGTAGTTTGGGTACGATTCATTCTTTGTGAACCCCTTGACGTTTCTATCTTTCTTTTTATCAAATGGGGTTTTGTTCAACTCACGCAACATATCTTTGCGTTTGATGGTGTAATTTTCACAGTTCTGAATCCACTCCTCAAAAATGAATTCTTCCTCATGGGAGAACTGTTGTCCCTTAAATTCTTTCTTAAGGAACCGTAGAACGAATCTTTTTAGACGTCGTTTACGCGCAATATTTACAGGCGGCATAGCGCATGCCAACCGCTTGACAGCCCCTTCAATCTGTGAAGGTGCATGCTTGATGTCAGGAACTGGCTCAGCTGCACCTATGATATGGCAGCCTAAGGATTTACGTGCAATCAATCTTTTTCTCTGCTTGGGAGTAAAGATCAAAAGACGATACGTGGCGTCAGGGATATCGGTGAATACAAGATCAACTTCACCATGCCGATATCCGAACGTCACAAAGTCCGAGCCAGCTATTGAAAATCCAACCGCTGAAAACGAGTTTCAGCACGCTGATAACGGTACAGATGCATCATTAACTCAACGCTGTCGGATTGTAAAAATTGTAACTGCTGAATTGCGCTCCTAATAATATTTACAGAGGACGAATTTTGTACGGCAGTTTTGACAGAGACATATGTGTCTTTTTCTGTCGAATGAGGATTAATTGTGCGTATAGTGCTATTATTCATGACCAATTCTGAGGACGTGCGAATAGTCCTGTCAGCGGTGATCAATTCATATCTAGGAATTATGATATCGGTTAAAACACCTAGAATGTTAGGAAAGTTTGCATAGCAACGACGAATGTGGGTGTTGCGTACAAGGTAAGAATCGATGTTCGCATTATTGTAACGGACATCAGAAGTGGAGTTGAGCTCAGGACGCACATCCATATCAAACTCAACAATTTGTGTGCTGGTGTAGGATACAGATGAATGCAGTATCCGATTATTCGCAGCCAAGTCATCAATCAGATGGTAGATTTGAAGGAACTTCGAAAAAGGGTTGTTTTCATTTCGTATTAAAGATGCACGGGCGTCAAGGATCGTATTATGTAGCACCTCGTGTATATATTCAAAGTTCTGTTGGCGGGATGAAAAAGTCAGCCGTCCGGTCTTGATGGTTGTATCAACTACATCACCATCATCGTTATGACGTTCAGGCGGAAGGTTGAAATCATCAAAAGGTTGAGATCCGTCGCGGTTGATGGTGGCAGTGGCGCGTATATCGTGTGTTCTCGTAACTGAAGTGTTCAAATTTTCAATTTGGTTCTTAAGATTAGCAGTGTGGAGAAATTTTTGGATGGCCAAGTAACGTGCAAACATAAGTATTGGAATGCTTAAAGTTGTTAAAATTGCAATGCACGACTTGGGGTAGTTGAGGGGAATCTCAACCACATTATTCATGATTCTCACTAAGAATGTGAAAACCTTAATGAGGAAGCCAGCGCGAGCAGTGGATGCCCACAAATTAAGAGCGACAGATCTAAAGCACTCGGACGCTAGCTTATAAACACATACTACATTGTCAACCTCCACTAAGGAATAGTTGTACAATGAGTTGGCTACGCTACATAAGTTATCAAAAATGTAGCGGGCCCCTGATGTAATGAGGGGTTGGCAGTACTTCACAGCGCGGGTGACCAGGCCGGCTGCTTCACTGTTTAACACATAGTGACCAAAGTTGGTAGTAATGGCTGTG